GTTGATGATATTGATATTCCTGTGGAAATCAAAGCAGATTATCCAATCAAGGTTGACATTAACAAGAACGATAATTGGGAGGATGTTAGACAGATCTAGGGTCAATAAATAATAGGACTGGGATCATAACTAAAAGGAATGACATATTCGTTTGCACCTAATGATGAACCGCTTTACGTATCAGAAGGTGATTACGTACAGTTTAGATTTAAGGCACCTAACCAGTGGAGCTTTACTAGAACAGTAAGTATCACCATTGGTGATCTAGTTCAGTATTGGTTAATTACCACGATCCCAGAGGATTTCACTCCAGATCCTTTCCCATTCAATGATGTAACTGAAGCAGATACTAATACATTATACACTTATGCTGATGGTGCTCGCCCTGGTGAAAGTATTATTACGGTATCAGGATTGACACCAACAACCCAAGCGCCTATTAGTCTTGGATCTAACCTTGCTGGTGATACTAATAACTATGCCATGCGTCTTGATTATAATGGTGATGGCACCTGGGATACTGGATGGATTCAGGGTGATGGTACACAAACTGTAGAGAATGGTGCAAAAGTACAGGTAAGATTGAGAAGTTCTATATTTGCTGCACAACCTGCACGATTAACGTTAGTAATTGGAACTAGTTCTGAACAATGGTTAGTTCAGACTGATGCTCTGCCTAGAAATGAACCAGAACCGTTCCCTGATTTCACAGATCTAACCAATCAACCATCAAACACTTTCTGTTATAGTGAAGTTATCAGGATTCAGGGATTAACTACAACTGCTGCTGTCTTAATGACAAATGGTGGTGAATTTGCAAAGTCTTCTACCAATGCTACATCTGTAAATGATCAGGGATTTGCTGTATTGAATGGTGCTTCTTGGTCATCTAACGGAACAGTATCTAATGGTGATTATATCCAAATTAGAATCACTAGTGCTAATGCTGGTAATAGTACAGTTAGCACAGGTATCTCTATTGGTGATACTGTTAATGGAGATATTTGGAATGTTCAGACTGGAAACAATCCATCAACTAATCCAAATGTCTTCAGTTTCCCTGCTGTATTTGATGCACTAGAAGATACTTTGATTGCATCTGCTCCACGTCCTACTGGTGGTATTGGTGGATTGGGAACAGATGTGCAAGTTACTCTAGTCTCGACAACATCATCTGATGTTAAAATCAAAATTAATGATGGATCTATTGGTGTCTTCCCAGCAACTGTTAATAATGGTGATATTATAACACTGTATGCTCAATCATCAGCGACGTTTGGTGCTATTGTTGAAACTATTATCAGAGTTGGAGATAGAACTATCTCAGCATGGGAAGTTGAAACAAATGATGGACCAGATACTGATGCTATCTTCACACCACCATCAAATAGAAATAATCAGGTTCCAAATTCTTTCGTATCCAGTGCTCCTGTAACTATTACTGGTATTAATAGACCCATCACTATCCAGAGAACTGGTGGTTATAACGCATTGATCTCTATTGATGGTGATACTCCAGTTGTGGGTCCAAGAACATTTGATCCTTCACAGAATACATCATTCTATCTCGTAGTTCAAGCAGCAGATCAACTTAATACACCAGAAAGTACAACAATCTCGGTTGGTACAGGAACAGCAAACAACCCTTTTACTTGGACAGTTAGAACATATGTAACTGTACCGCCACCAGCAACAAACTTAGGTGTATGGTATAGTAAGAAAACTGAGAAGTTTGATGGTTATCCTGTTGGTACAGTTCTTCCTATCTTGAAAGAAGGAGTTGCTAATTATGGAGACTTAGATGGTGGTCTTGGTGATAGATATCCTGGATTTGTTGAGTGTGATGGTAGATCTCTCAGTGCAGCACAGTATTGGGGATTGTGGAATGCAATTGAAAATAATTATGGTGGCAATGGTGCATACAATGAAACAACTAAAACATATTCTGGAAACTTCAACGTACCAGACTACAGAAACAGAAGACTGTGTGGTGTTGGCATTGTAGATAACAGTAGAGGAAACTCTGCTGCTCTAGAGATTAGCACATCTGGATTTAGTATTAATGATCCTGGTGCTGAGGGTGGATACTGGTATTTTGATAAGATTGGTGCTCGTGGTTCACAACCACTAGAACAGGTACAGGGACCAACTACTTCTTTAGGAAGTTTGGATAGTGATTACTTCTCTCTTGGCACAGTCAGACTTACTGGACTGGATACTATCGAAGACTCTGTTACTTTTACTGTTATTCAGACTGGATTTGTTGAGGCAACAGTTGGTCCATTAAACGAGATTACAGTTGCTCCACCACAACATAACCACGCATATATTTCTGCTGTCATTGAATCTTCTGCTGGTGATCCATTGATTAGATGGGGACAACCAGCTGGTAGATCTATGATGGGTACTAATGCATCTCCTGGACCTGAAGAGGTTGGTGCAAGAGACGAAGGTGGTGGTTCATCCTCTGTTATTCGTGCTACGTGGAACTCATGGTTGAGTGGTCTGCGTGATTTTGTAACAGAATTGACAGCATATTATGGTGCAGACTTTAGTATGGAAAGCTTTGTTAATCAGTTCCCAACACAATATCCTTACAACCAGCAGGGTGGTGAATTGTTAGGACCACCAACTGATTTCGGTCCAGAACAGAATGACTTTGTATATACAATTGATTTCTTGACATGGTGGATCAGTCCTGCATCTGCTTTGAATAGTGCTATACTACAGTCTAGAGGTAGTGTAGCGGGTAGCAACAGAAATCACTCTGGTGTATTTGACACACAACCTTCCACATTTAGAATTGATAGTTATCTAAACACCGCAAGTGGTAATGAAACAAAGACACACAGACACTTACTTACAGAAAATTCTGTTGGTAATCCAAATGCTGACTTTACTGGTGGTAATCTAGATGGATCTGGAAGTAATACATCACCATTCGGATCTGGTCTAGGTGGTGGTGTTGATGGTTCACTATTGACTTTTAACATGTGGTGGAGTGGCAAGTATGTTGCTCCTGGTGGTCAGAAGGATCCAGATGGTAGCGAAGGTGGTAGCGATGGACAATATTTCGCAGCAACTACAGGTGAATGGGCATACAGACAAGCTGGTGCTTCAATCTGGTCAAACCCAACAGATGAACAAACTAGAGA